ACAAGATGAGCAGTTGCGTATTGCGCGGCTGTCGCCTCTTGCTCGGCGTTACCGCTCACGAACAACAGCCTCGTCTGCTTCTTTCACCGCGAATAATGAACTAACTGTCATCGCAGGAGAACTCTATCTAAAGGGTGTTACAGTGTCAGAGCTTGCCCGTGCGTCAGGGGTTACCTACCGCGCGATGAAACGTCGCGTAGATAAGGCACTTCAATGAGAGTACGTCACGACCTGTTTCCCGCTAACATCACGGTTGTCCCTCCCGACATCACCGATGACTTCAAAAGTGTCCTTGTCTCTTCTTCTTCTCATTTAGTTCATACTGGCGCTCGTTATCTCGAGAAAGTACGCCTTGTTGTCCTAGAGGACGACGAATCTCAAGTTCTATTAGTCGCGGCAGATCACCACACAGGGCCACGGCTTATCTTCTCAGAAAGACTCCAAGACCTAAACTGGTCTGGGAATAAATCAGATGACTCACAGGCGATTACCCGCTCTGGAAAGATCATCGCGTTTAAGTACGTCAAAGGGTGCAATTGCGGCTCACGCCTTCGCTCCTGGAGCCCGTACCAAACGATGGACTCAGTAAAGGACCCAACAACATGACACTAACCGAAATGACCACCTTCAATCCATTTGAACACTTCCAAGTGATGTCTGTTCTTAACTTCATCATCCTCGCCCTTGCGGTGTTTAGAATCACTCGACTTATCATGCTAGACGAGATTCTTGCCCCTGTTCGCAATGTCTTCTGGGAAAAGTTTCCACCGGAGTCCTCATACCTAGGATTCCTATTCACTTGTGAGTGGTGCGTGTCCATGTGGATAGCGCTCCCGGTAGTTCTTTTTTATGCTGCTTTTCCAACTATGACTTTGCTCATTGGGTGTATATTTGCCTTGTCGGCAGTATCAAGCCTTATAACCGCACGATTAGACAACTAACCATGTTGTCCAAGAGTTCCGTTAACCAACGACGAGGAGTGTAGCGTGGCTGTATTTAAGCGTGATAATAATTCACGCCCAGGCGGTAACCGTGCACAGCGTAGAGCTGCGCCACGAACAACCGCGCCCCAGGCTCCTACGTCATTTAATATTGATCCAATGTCTAATCAAGCACAACCTGTTGCATACTCAACTCCGCGAGCAATGACTGCGGCAGCAACTCAAATCAAGCTTAACGATAAAGGCGAAGTTGAATACTTCAAGCAGCGCCGCGCAGGAGGGTCTACCGACTGGCAAGGCGAAGCGTGGGAGTACTACGACGCTATCGGAGAAATCAAGTATGCATTTAACTTGGTTGGATCTGTTGTTTCACGTATCCGTTTATATGCGGCTGCGGTTGACAATCCTTCAGAGTCTCCAGTAAATGTTAACAACAGCAATGTTGTTGACGAACGCTTAGCGGCAGCAGCCGAGCGCGCGCTCGCGCGCTTAGACTCCGCGTATGGCGGACAAGCTGGTCTCCTAAAGGACGCAGCTCTTAATCTTGTTGTGTCTGGCGAATGCTACCTTGTTCAGTTTCCAGCACGCGCAGGCAGCGGAACACAAGAATCTTGGGACATTAGATCTACAGATGAATTGCAGGTTGACGCACGTAATAACTATGTAGTTGTTCCACGCCGTGACTTAGCAAGTGGCGGACGCACCGGCATGAATGTTATTCAACTTCCAAAGACTGCGTTTGTTGGACGTATCTGGAGAGCTCACCCACGCTACTCCGAAGAAGCAGACTCTTCATTGCGCGGTCTCCTAGATCTTTGCGCAGAGCTACTTTTGCTCAACCGTACGTTCCGCGCGACTACTCGTTCACGCTTAAACGCAGGAGCTCTGTACTTACCAGACGGACTCAGTGTTGCTGGATCTCCTGACCCAGATTACCCATATGATGATGAGAATGATCTCAACCCAGGGCTAACTGTTGAAGAGGCAGAGGATGAGTTTGAAGATCAACTCATCGACGCTATGACAACTCCTATTCGTGATGAGGATTCAGCATCAGCAGTAGTTCCACTTATTATTCGTGGACCTGCAGAGCTTGGCGACAAAATTAAGCAGTTTAAGTTTGAGCGCTCGTTTGACCCAGCACTTGCACAACGCGCAGACCGCGTACTAGAGCGTATCCTCCAGGGACTTGACGTTCCTAAGGATATCGTTACAGGGCTTGCAAACGTTAAGTACTCTAACGCCCTTCAAATTGACGAGTCCCTATACAAGGCACACATTGAACCGTTGATGCTTTTGATTGCTGACGCTCTTACAGTTGTTTACCTACGACCAGCGCTCATCGCTTCTGGCTTCACTGAAGAAGATGTAAAGAAGATTGTTGTTTGGTATGACCCTTCACAGGTTGCTACTCGTAACGACCGCGCGGCTGATGCTGATTCAGGCTTTGACAAGATGGCGATTTCTTACGAGACATGGCGTCATGCTCACGGCTTCTCAAATCAAGACGCTCCAGATGCAAAAGAAATTGCAATCCGCATGATGATTGAAAAAGGAGCTATCTCTCCCGAGCTTACTCAGGCGATGATTGCAGCCCTTGCTCCAGAAGTAATGAAGAGTGTTCGTGATGCGCAGCAGGCAGATTCAGTAGCGCCAGTACCTCCCGAGGTACAACAGATTCTAGAGCAGCAAGGTGCACCAGCGCCAACACCAACAGAGGCACCAGCGCAGCCAGAAGCAATTCCACCTAGCGCTGCACCGGCAGATGACATTTCCAATCTTATTGACAAGGCAGTAGAAGGAGCGTAAGAATGAATCACAACATGCGTGCAGAGAAGCCAGAGCTTGTAGAAGCTCTTGCTCGTCTTCTAGGTAACAACGTTGTTTTCTACACCAAGGCGCACGGACATCACTGGAATGTTACTGGCCGCGACTTCTCACAGTTCCACGACTTCTTTAGCGACATCTACGAAGACGCCTTTGCGCAGTTTGACCCTGTTGCAGAGAACATCCGCAAGATGGGTGCGCTCACTCCTTATCGTCTTTCAGACTTTGCAAACTTGTCTAGCATGTCTGACATGGAGGTTGGCTCAGACGCGATGCTCATGTGTCAGGACTTGTTAGAGGCAAACAACATTCTTATCGAGTCAATCAACGTAGCGTTTAAGATCGCATCAGATCTTGATGAACAAGGTATTGCAGATTACCTCGCGGGCCGAGATGACGAACACAAGAAGCTACGCTGGAAGTTAACATCATACCTTTCTCCAACACGAGCAGATAGCTTGGGAAAATCTGACGCTGTTCAACCTATAAGTGTAGACATGACTGATGTAGTTGTGCCTCCGGTTGAGCAGCTGATGGATGACGCAAATGGCTGCGCACTCTGCGGATATGGCGAGTGCATGTGTCCGTCAAGCGATGGTGGAGTTTGTCTTTGTGATGAAGACTGCCCATGCCACCACTGCCATGTTGTTATGGGTGGCTATGAAGCGTTTCAAGCGCAGCAGCAAGAAGCACTTACGGCAGCAGGAATTATTGTTGCTGAAGAGCAGGACCTTGCAGCAGCTCTTCTAGAGATTGCTGAAAAGCATGGCAAGTTTAATGAGGACCGCACAGGAATCTGGGCAGGATACACTCCTGCGGCTGAAAACGAGTACAAAGCAATTGGTGTTAAGTGCATCAATTGTGTTCTGTACGAAGGTCCTGGCGTTTGCAAGATTATTGCACAGCCTATTGAAGACGAAGGCAAGTGCCGCTTTGCAGTTATCCCTGACGGAGTTGTTAAGGTAGAGGACGACCAGATTACTGCAAGTGCTGCTAACTTTGATGAGCCATTTGATGAGCTGAGCGCTCACGAATACGACGCTTTAATTGCTGCTGGTAAGAGTCCTTGCTGGGACGGTTACAAGCAGGTCGGTATGAAGAAGGGCAAGAAGGGGAACATGGTTCCTAACTGTGTCCCTGTTGATGCAGCAGACGATTCAGAGTTTGCAGCTTCACGCCGCGCTCCTAAGAAAGACCGCATCTACGGCTCAAAGAAAAATAAGCCAGGATCTGCTGCAGGCTCAAAG